TTCTTGAGGAGGGTACCAAAAAAAGTACAATCACATTCATTTTAAAAAAGGAGGCTCATTCTTTATATATGCTAGAATATAAGACAATATCGATAAGAATGTTAACAAAATTGTGGCATAACAATTTTCTTATGCCACAAATAATATCCTTATACCACAAGCTACTTGACAGATTCTGGGCATAAGAAACCTATTTTCCTTAAAATCTTTTTAGAAAAAATATAAATTAAGTTATATATAAAAAGTAAAAACTTTTTCAAAATCTTATGCCCATATGCCCAAACTGGAAAATACCCTTACAGGGCTTGATACTTTTTGTGGCATAAGATTTTCAGCTTATGCCCACCAACGTTTTCGGTGTTTTGTCAAATATGTTAATTCTAAAGGGTTTTTTAGAAATCACTAAAAACATCGCCAAAATAAGTAACCCGTAGTTACATATTTTAGGATTTCAAAAAACAAACCTTATTCCACAAGGCTCATTTGTTTCATGGGTTAAATCAACCCTAATAATTGCTTTTTGTTTTTTTTAAATGTATCATTAAAGATATGCCTAAACTTTCAAGAACTGGGTCAACCCTAAAACAAATCGCTTACGCGAAAAGAATATGGTCTGCACAAGGAAAAAATAAAAAAGAGATTGCACTTGATGTTGGTTATTCAAAAGGGACCGCAAATTCTACTAAAACAAAAATTGAGAATAAGAGAGGTTTCAATAATGCCATGTCAGCACTTGCACTTGAAAGTAATTCACTTGCACTTGCTGCAATGGCGGAATTCAAAGCAAGAGGGTTCGAGGACTTTTCAAACAAGGACCTCGTTGGTGCGTTGAACGCAATTGGAAACGCGTGGGCTAAATTCAATGCAATGCCGAAGGACCAAAACGACCAGAACTCGAAATTGGGACGAAACAAGCTCCGCACTGTGATTCTTGAAAGAGTTGGGAATAAGACCATCCGCGATGCGGAGGTTTACGAAGAGAAGCAGCCGGAAGAAAATGAGGAGGTAGGTAGTTCGGAAGAAGAGACCGTGTCGAAAGGTCCGACTGAGGAGGATATGGATTTTTAATATATGCCCGGATTTGCGACAATGACAAAAGAAGAAAAGGCACTGATGCCGCTCACACAGACACAGCATAACGATGCGGTGGTGGAAGCACTGACACAAAACCCGGACCTTATCAAGGACAAACGGTGGAGATTGAAGAATCTGTATTTCATTATTACAAAGGATGGAAAGAAGGAGGTCTTTCAGATGAACCGAGCACAAGAACACTTCTTTACAAACTATCTCACAGGTGAGCATCCGTATCACCGGAATATCATACTTAAGAGTCGCCAGCTTGGATTCACAACTTTCATTGATATTTATATTCTCGATGAGATACTTTTTAATACGAACAAGGAAGGGATTATCATAGCCCATAAGCTGGAAGACGCGACTGAAATCTTCGATAAGAAGATAGACTTTGCAATTCGAAACATGGCGGAAGATGTGAAGGGGGCGTTTTTTAAATTAAACCGGAACTCTTCCAGAAAGGTGCAAGTGACTCTCGACTATGGACCGGAGGAAGGTTCTACTTCATCGATTGCAGTTGGTGTGTCGGGACGTTCGGGAACGTATCACTATGTACATATATCGGAGTTTGCGAAGATGTGCATCATGTTCCCAAAGCGTGCTGATGAAGTTGAGACGGGAACATTCCCCGCGGTGCCGTTCGATGGGTTCATTTTTATTGAGAGTACCGCGGAAGGTATGGCGGGGCGTTTCTATGAAATGTTCAATCAGAACTGGTTGAAGAGAGAAACGATTACACCAATGTTGTCGCAAGTGTTGTTCATGCCGCATTTCTATAACTGGCAGTATGATGATATGGAAATGAAAAAGATTTACGAGGCTATCCCTGTTGAAAAAATGGCGATATGTCCCGAAATCGATTGGGGCTCTTACCAGAAAGAGCATAACCTTTCAGATATCGAGATAACGTATTACTATATGAAATGGCAGCAATTCGGAGGATTGAATTCTCCGGATGCTGTGAAGAAACTCTTACAGGAATATCCGACTACAGTTGAAGAAGCGTTTCTTTCTACGGGGCAGGTGTTCTTTCCTACTGCGAAAGTGGCGTCACTTCTTGCAAATGCGAAGAGTGGAAGCAATGGTGAACTTATTCCGGACCCTCAGGGTATTTATAAATTCTCAATGATTTCAAATGGTGCGTTGGAGATATTTAAACAACCAGAACCAGGAGTAAAATATATTATTGGGGGAGACACCGCGGAGGGTCTCGCACATGGAGACGCTCAGGTTCTTTATGTTATTAATCATAAGACAGAGGAATGCGATGCAATTTATAGGTCTCAAGTTGACCCAGCGGAATTAGCAAAGGAAGCATATCAACTTGGGAAATTCTACAACTGGGCACTTCTTGCAATTGAAGTAAACAAAGATGGATTATGGGTAAATGACTCGCTCGAGAAGATGGGGTATATCAATCTCTATTATCGAAAGGTGTTCGATGATATTACTCAGAAGGTTACAAAATTCTTCGGATGGAAAACGACTTCGGCTACGCGACCATTTGCTCTTGCAGCACTCAAAGCTATTTTTATTCGAAAGAATGAAGGTTTCCCCGCAGCTCTTTTGGATGAAATGTTTACATTTATACGAAATGCAAAAGGAAGACCAGAAGCGATGGATAAAAAACACGATGACGTAATCATGGCTGCATCTATTGGATATGCTGTTCTTCAAGAACAAGGTGAATGGGTTGATAATTCTTCGGAATCTGAAAACTTCAGTATGGGTCGTGCAATTTTTGGAGAGATATAGAAAATCCCCTTTCACTTTCGTAGTGAGGGGGATTTTTTGTTTCTATCAAGCACCACGCTTGACGACAACAAGTTCGTACATTGGGTCAATCCATACTTTGTTTAATTCCTCGGCAATCTGGCTTGTATTCATATTGCCAAAAAGAGTGTGGAAACTTTCATGCTTCTTTCTTGGTACGAGTGAGATGTTGCTCTCATCATCAGTGCCACGATTTGCACGATTTTTTCTGTGGTGGCGAGTAATTTGCTTGTCGCCATTTTTTTCATATCCCATGTGTGTATGGTTTTGTTTACTTTAATTTTATTATTTTGTTATACTTAATGCAATGGCTGTGATGTGTCTATCTCATCGGCATACAAGTTCTTGGTTAGGACTCAACAAAATAATTGCGATGCAAAAAGAAATTTTCAAACGATATAATATACTTTCACTCATCTCATAGACCGCATACGACCAACTACCCTTTCGGGTAGTTTTGCGTTTTTGAGTACATATCAGTAGAAAATACTTGCATTTAAAAAATTAAAGAATTACAATATACAGTATGGATGATGCACAACTCGATACTAATAGTAAACTCACAATGGATGACGGAACAAGCCCTGGAAAAGGTGCGAAAGCTGTCGACAAAGACAAACTAACATGGAACTTTTTAACTGAAAAGAAAAAAGTTATAAAACAATCGCAGTACCGACAGCGATTTGATACTCTTGCTGCTGAAATTGACCAAAACATAATTAATACCACTGTTTCTTATGGACAAAAGGTTTATGAGAAATCAGGATGGGGTTCAATGGTTTTTTATAATAAAATGGCAAGTGGTGCGTATGATATAAATGTCTACCCACAAAAGATTACCGACCGTGACCAGAATAGGTCCGGCGTTCCTGTTTCTCAGGAGCCTATTGCGTTCTCAAAAATAATGATTGCGACAAGTGTGCTCGCGGGAAAACTTCCAGATGCTGAAGTAATTGCTGATGATAAAGTTTTTGGAAAGGCTATTCATGAACTATGGAAGCGTTCTTGGTATTTAAAAGGAGGAAATGGAGCAAACTGTTTATTTCTTACTTACCAGCAGTTATTTACATATGGATGGGCAGCGTGGCGTGTATATCCTCGCCGTGTTTCTGTAAAAAGAAAGGGTGTAGATAAAATTCTATTTGATGATATATACCGAGAGCCTATGGACCCAAAGCGTACATGGCTTGGTATTGGACAGAATATGGGAGATTACTGGTCTCAGTTTGAGGTTCTTTATGAAAAAGATATGCTCAAGACGGAATTTTTTGCAAAGTTCCCTGCAGCTTCTGACCCTAAGAATCGTAGAAAACTCGAATACTGTACTACTTCCGAGGAAGCGAAAGATGAGGACCAAGAGAAGGCTCGTCACTCTGTTACAATTACATATTATGAAAACGTTCTTTTGAACCGTTACATTGTTGCATGTGGAAAGTTCGTTATGTATGATGGTGAACTTCCAAACGATGATTCATTCGGTTCTGTTGTTGTTGTTCGATGTTTCGCAAAGAACATCTTAGACCCATATGGTGTTGGTCTCTACGAAATGATGCGTGGAAATACAGCACTTTTTACATACATAAACTCTCTAAATGCACAGCAGGTTGAAGCAGAAATTTTTCCTCTTCTTTTTGGACCACAGGTTCAAAATGGAACTGCTACCTATAAGCGTTCTCCAAATATTATCAATCCAAAGAATCCTGGTACAACTATCGATGTCGTTAAGACTTCTGGAAACGTAGCACAAGGCGTTGCATTCGGACAGCAGCAGAAAACTTCTATTGAAGAGAATACTGGTATCAATAACATTGTTGCTGGTTCTGCAGCTGAAAACACTTTGGGTTCTACTGTAATTATGAAGGAAGCTGCTCAAAATCGATTGACTTCTCCTAAGAATTCAATGATGAATGGTCTACAGACTGATGCTCATATTGCATGTTCTTGGATACGCCAGACATACTCTGTTGATAAGATTTTCTTGATTGACTCTAACGAAAAACTTGCAGAATTTACAAAACAGAATCCTGATTACTTCGTTGAATCTCAGGAAATTGTAGATGATGAAAATAACCCAAAGGGTTACGCGGTCACCGCTTCTAAAAATCTTCGTGTAAACTTTGATTTTACTTCTGAAGGTGAGCTCATGGAAGACGTACCAGCTCGAACTATTTCTCAAAAAGGATTATTTGATGAGATAAAAAACAGTGGACATGATTCTGCTTATTATGAATTTATCATTGACCCAAATTCAATGCTTCTTCCATCTATGGAAATTCAGAAGCAGACATACATGGCTCTTTTTCCTGTTATTACAAATCAGCTCAGTTTAATTTTCGCAGCTCGAAAAGAAGACCCAGAAAACGCAGCTGCTCAGCTAAAATCTCTCGAGCAACTTTTGAGTATTCAAAATCAAAATATTTATGACTATATTCCAAAGTCACAATATGATGCGATTATAAATCTTCAACCATCTGAAATTCCAGGTCCATCCGGTGAAGCACCTATTGATAAAACTAAAATTTACAAAGATGCTCCTGCACCAGTTCAAAGACAAATTGAAAAGATGGCAGGTATTGAAACAGGTCCAGAGAATAATGATATTGCACCAGAAACTCCAGGAACAATTCCACCAATCAAGAGAGAAAATCCAAATAAACCAGGAGTTTCAAGCAATAAAGATATTACGACTCCAAAAGCACCAAATCAGGTACCACGTCCTCAAAGTCCAATGATGGGAGCAGTCGATGCTTCAGTAGGACGAGCAGGTTCATTACCATTTTTCCCAGGAGAAGCTAAATAATATATGGAAGACATTATCACAGAACAATCAATGAAACAAAAAAAAATCATGCTTGCACAGAGTGAGCATGCTCCTATTATCATTGAATTATTAAAAGACTGTATCGAACAATCACCACTTGTAGGAGAGAATGAATTCAAGACTCTGGTTAATGCAATTACCTTTGATGTTCAAAGTACGATATTACGAAATATGGTCGACTTACTAGAACAAATAAGAAAAGGTGGTATGCATGAACCAAGATAACATATGAAAAAAGCAGTAAAATTAGTGAAAGATAAATATGAACTTCATGTAAACTATAGCGAAGATGCTATAGAAAAAAAACTGATGAAATTCATAACTCCTTCAGGAGATGAATTTGAAATTAGTGCAGAGGAGATGTCTTCGATATTAATCGGTCAGGTTAATGAAGAGACACTTGCTGCTACTTTTGTGGAACATGACAAGGTTAATGTAGTTGAGGTTACTCGACAACTGGTTTTTAAAGCGACCAGAGACCTTCCAGAAGGACACGAAGTAAGAATGGAATATAAACATCCGTATCCAATCGAGTTTGCAATTATTGAGGAAGCAATGAAGATTGCTAAAATCAATATGGATGTACCGGTATTCACTTTAACCAAAGAGTATATCGATGAGGTACAGAAAAAGATAACACCGGAACAAAAGAAATTTGTAAACCGGTTTTATGCATTTTTCAAAAATTTATTAAAGAAGTAAGAACCCTATGGGTGGTAGGATAACCACCTTTAAAATATGGCTGCAAAAAGCAAGTTAGATAAGTTGAAAGAAGAAGCTGCGGAGCGTGTCAGAGATGACATGAATTTCAGACTCACGGAAG